TCCGCAGAATATATTAGCGTAAACACAAAGACCAACCCAACCGCAGTTATAACTGCAACAGTTTGGAATGCAATAACCAATAGAATGGTTTCCAACACTGGTGGTGTGTGGAATTGGGTTTCTTCAGATATTGATATAGCTTCGGCATCTGGTGGAATTTTTGAAAGTAATACGGTTACCATTACTGGACATAAGGAAGGACAAGTTACGATTTATGCAGAATCATTGGAGCATTCCAATCCAAATACTAACCGATTTGGTGGAAGTAATGTACTTTCTCCCGATGTAGTTGTAGATGTGACATCGGAAGAAGAAGAAGACGATGATCAACCAGAACCCTATGTACCTTGTGATAATGCTTGGCCAAGCGGCCCAGACCCATACAAGCCCCGTAATGGGGTATGTTGGGAACCCCAAGTCATTTCGGATCCGATAAAGTGTACATATTCGTGGCCAGATACGCCAGGCGACTTCGAACCCCGTGGAGGCAAATGTCCCGATGGGCCCAGTACTGGGGGGAAAGACGGTGATCAACTGATTCTTCGTTTGGACCCACCATCTCTTACTTTAACAGAAACAACTAATAATAATAATCCCCAGTTGGGGACAGTAAAAGCTACAATCACACATAAGAATCGTAACGAAGAGGTCGCGGACCCAGAAGAGGGGAGTTATCAGTGGAAATCTTCAAACGAATCAGTAGCTACAGTAACCGCGGACGAAAGTGGTAGAATTGGCACGATCTACGCCCGCGCGACAGGAACTACTAATGTTTGGTTAGAAACTCAATATGAGATATCGAGTATAAATAGACTCGGCGGCAACACACTAATCTCTGATAACACAACTGTTACGGTTACTGAGGAACCTAATCCTTGTCCCAATAAACCCTGCCCGAACTGTGAAGATTGGATTATCCTTAAACCTGACCACCCAAATGGAAACAGAAGGAAATGTTGTTGGGATGATCCAACTTGTGTAGATGGTGAAGAAACCTCATATGAACTTGAATTTGTAGAAGGTGGGAGAAATGAAAGTTCAATTAGTCGGGTAGAATTCCCCAACACAGGTGGTTCGAAGACAGTTAAGGTTCTTATCAAGGACCAAGATGGTAATCAATGGCCTAAATTTAACAAACACTTGAATTGGTCTTTCGGCGATTCTGAAGGAATGCGTGTAGAACCTATGGGTGACCAAGATTCCGCGACAGCAAAGATCACAGCACAATCAAATACAGTTGCAACTGCAGCTAATCGTGAACCACCTGCAAGGGCTGGTACACTAGAAGCCGAGGTACGGGTTGAGAACTTCCTTGGGGCCAACCTAGATTTAGTAATTCAAAATACACTTCCTGTCACCGTTTTGGGGGATTCTTGTTCAACGAAACCCTGTCCACAAAATTGTGGTGAAATGATTACCCTTGATAATAACACAAGGTGCTGCCCTCCCCCCGAAGATCCAAATTGTGTAAACATAACAGAGTGTCCTTGCGATGATCCGTGGCCTGAAGGTCACGCCAATTATCGGGAACCCACTATTACTTGTGGAATTTGTTGTAATCAACAGCGTGACCCCGAAACACAGGAATGTTACTCTACCCCTGAATGTAATTGTGAATACTATTGGCCCGGTACAGAAGATAACTGTAAAAGAGGAGGAGCGTGTTATCAACCAGACGATCCCGTCTATTCGGTTAATCTGGATTGGTCAGGCAATAACAACATAATAGCGCCAGGTGGTACGAACACCATACAAGCTACTATTACCGTTGATGATGGTACTCCACTCTCAACGACCGATGAAGACAAGGACAGATTAGTATGGCAAGTCACTAGTAACAATGCAGGAGTTACATTAACAAAGTCAGCTGATGGAATGTCTGCAACGATCACCGCGCCGGACTTAACGACTTTTGTGACATGTCCTGGCATTTGTGGGGGCCCAGACGATAGAGGAAGTAAGAGCTTTACCGTCCAAGTAACTGATACAAATTCCGACGCAGATGGGCTTCCATCGACCGCAAACGGTGCTGTTTTCTATGAAGAAGGTGGTAGCGTTGATTATGGTCCCCTACCTGCATCTATCCAAATAACATCCGGTGTGCCAGGTGGAACGGATGAAGTCACCTTGACTTGGTATGTGGACCTCAAACTTGAGGTTGGCGAAGCATATTCTCAACTGAGTTTAAAGACCATGTTAAAGGATGCCATTAATGAGGTATTTAATCCCCGTTGGAATTCTTATTATGATCAATCGAGATATGGAAAGACTCTTCTTAATTTTGGTGATAATCACCTATATCAAATTACTGCTTGGAAACGGTCTACTGCTGATTCGAATAATGTAATAGTTCGACTCGCAGAGGAACTTCCAGAACTTCCAGAATCCGCTACGCATGCATTGCGTGTTGTGGCTGTGTCTAGGGAAGTTCAAAATTCTGTTTTTGAATCTATGAGATTTTTCCCCGTTAATACAGCAACGTTAATACCCCAGTTAAGACCATCAGTGCCGACATCTGAGACTACACACACTAACAAAACACATGGAACCTTAGAAGACTTGGTTCCTAGTATTGCGGGTGGTTCAGGATCATTATCCCTTGCAACAACTAGTTCTTATGTGAATTTTGTATCAAATCAAATATTGGAACGATACTATGACATAAATCAAAAGTCTATGGAAATAAATGCAGATTATTCTAATTTCGAAAACTTTGTTACATTTGGATCTGCTCAAAAGAGACTTGATGTCTTTAAGGCTAAGTTGGAAGAAGTACAAAAAATGGTAAAAGTGTCTCCTATAGTAGTTGATGATTTGAATCTTTCTGGTTCATCTGCTGAATCGGGATCATATGATACTGTTTTTGGAACCCTAGTAGTACAGGCGAACGGATCAACATCTTTAACACAAACATCGGGAGATTCTGTAACTTATGATTACTTAACTTCAACTAGAGCGGCCGTAACTGCATCAGTGTCAGGAAAAATCACTGATTTTATTCTTACGTCTGCATTGGTATCGAAAGATATACAAGAACTAATTAGAGGGTTTGATGGATATGAAAAAGATTTGTGGTTTGAGACAGGACGAATTTATTCGGCGTCTGATGCAACTAATTTTGATATAGATAATAAATACAAGGCTGATTATACTTACCCGAAGGTTTTGGGAATACCTCTTAACACATCTGACGCACAATCATCTACTTGGTACGATGAAATGAGTGTTATTGCAACAGATTATGATGCAGATAATAAGAATAGATTAACAGAAAACATTCCAAACTATTTGTTTGAAGATCCGAACTCTGTTGATTTTATAACATTCACTGATTTGATTGGACACCATTTTGATAATGTTAAAATTTATATTAAGAATTTAGAAAACTTATCTTCTCGTTATCCAAAGATAGATAAAGAAATATCAGCACCCATGTCAACGGCTGTTATGGAATCATTTGGTGTAAGTATCCCAAGTGTTTCCAGTGTTGAGAATTTGGTTAGATATGTTACTGGTCATAATACAGGTTCACGGGATAGTACTTATAAACAAATAGCTGATGAATATTATAAAAGATATCTCCATGCTATACCATTCCTATTAAAGTCGAAGGGAACAAAACAGACCGTATCTTCATTGCTTAATGTTTTTGGTGTTAATACAAATTTACTTACTGTTCGTGAAAGCTTTCTTGGAAAATATACTACAATTGAACCTGTTAAAACAACAGTAAATGAACAAGACTTTAGTTTGAATTTCAATAGTGGTTCGTATTTAACCGTTCCATTTTCATCAAGCTTGAAGGAACCGAAAACTGTACAGATGAGATTTTCATTATCTGACGTTAGAACTCAGACAGTAATGAACTTTGAACCTTCAGCTTCATATAGATTGAATGCTGTTGTACACCCTTCGTCTTCTCAAACATATTATGCAAATTATGGTCGCCTTGATTTGATCTCAGGTTCGGTACAGGGTAGTCATCCCGATTCTGGTAGCATGATTTCAACTGATTATTTCGATCTTTTTGATGAAAATCCCGTCAGTTTACAATTAAAATATGGTGGTGGTGGTGTTAAACTTGATGTTAGAAAAATAGAAAATGAAATAGTATCATTTACTTCATCATTAACAGAAACAGCACCCAGTATGAGTGCTGATTGGGGATCATTGTCGGATCTTTACATCGGACACCCAGCTCCCTCTGCAAGTGTTGGATATATTAGTGCTAGTTTGGATGAGTTTAGATTGTGGGGAGAACAGATTAATGATGGAAAGTTTGTTGAATTTGCAGAGAACCCAGGCATGTTTGCAGGAAACACTTACACTTCTTCATTACAAGAACTTTTTGTTAGGTTGTCATTTAACTTACCCACAGACGTTTCTTCTAGTGGATATGTGGTCAATGCTTCTCCGTATGTCAGTAAGTCTATAGGACTTGATTTAACAAACATTTCTAGTAGTAAGTTTGTTGCTGGAACCTCTCCACTATACCAGCATCAAAGAGGTATTAGAACAACAATGGAGAATTCATATAAGGTGGGGGCTCGCACACCAACTACTGATATGATAAGAATTGCACCAGAACCTCCATTGTCTGGTGCCTTAAGTATGACTAGTCCGTTAGTACCGATTAGTAAAAAATTCGCATCAAGTAGTGTGGGAAGCACTCAAGTAGATATGTCTATTTCTCCAGTTGATGCTGTGGATCGGGACATTATACGTTCATTTGGAAACTTTAATTTGGGAGAGCTTATTGGGCGTCCAAGTGATAGAGACAGTGATACTTATCCACTATTAGATGACTTAGAAAGGACATTTATAAGAGATTTAGCACCAACTATAGATTATAATTCTTTTGTTAGATTTTTTGATAAATTTTTACATCTATTCACTGAAGTTGTGAAAGAGTACATTCCCGCTCGGGCAAATGTTACGGATGGAATTGTTATTCGTGCTCCAATTGTGAACAGATCTAAAATGTCTGAGTTTGGTCGTTATGGCCCATTCAGTTCAATGAGAAATAGAGGTATCGCGATAGACGGAGAGGTGACACAGAGAACGAAGGATATGATTACTTCTATAGACAAGGATGTAATTAAATCGTTTGATGTTCCCATTGCTGTTACTGGTTCATTTAATACAGAAGTTCAAGCTGACTATAGTTCCCTTGATGCTAGTTTAAGTTTAAATCAGTTTACAGCTGTAGCACAAACAGGATCTAAACTCCTTAATGCATCGGTTGTATATGGATATGATTTAAATCAAACGGGTAGTAATTTTGATGTTGATCTGGTTCGACCCAAGAAGGAACAGGGAGTTCACCCACTATTCGCAGGTAATCCAACCGCGAGTCTAGCATCAACTACAACAGCATCTGTTTCTCCAGTTCAGAATGGAGCATTATCATTTAGGCCAGTGGATGATTTTACAACATCTAATATAGAATCTTATAGTTATTTTGCCCAAGCTAATGGTTTTGCTTATATGGATGATATTAAATATGTGCCAGTTACACAATCTTGGATGATGACGCAACCCAACGTTGTTGGTGATTGGTCTTCTGGTACCTCTTATGTGTTGGGGGATGTTGTTACACAACCAGTAGGAACCAAAGATAATCGAACCGAATCCTCCACTTCAGGAAGTGAATTATCAGAAACTGGAAATCAGTTTGTATTTATTAATAGAGGATATCCACAAAATACTAAAGTTAAAAGTATACATCCACCACAACTAGACACGGTAAATTGGACACTATTAAAATATCGGGGACAATCATATCAAAGATTAGTTAGAATGGCATATGTTGGTGGGAATACTGAGAATGTTTCTGTGTTAAAAAATATAGTAATTCCGGGCCACAAGGTAAGTGGTACAGGAATTCCGGCCGGAGCGACTATACTGACAGTTACCCCAAGTACATCTTCAAGTTTATTTGAATTATCTGCAAATGCTACAGATACTAATACTGTAGCAGAATTAACACTTACAGACGAACATGACAATTCTTTTGTAATCATAGCTTCTATTGCAAATACTGATGCAACGGTAACTCATACTGCGAGATATGATTCAGTTGCACAAGAATATGGTACGGGTACAAGAAAACACTTTAGATTTTATAGAGAGGATTCGATAGGAGCTAGAAGAAGAACATACGAGGGAACAGTAAATACAGAAACAACTACGGTAGATTTTGGACCCCCATTTGAAACATTTGATATTAATGTTAATGTTATTCAGGTGGGGTCGCCAACGCCACGTGATTAAAAAGGAATTAGATAATACTTATATTAGAACCCATAGGAGACATTAAATGGCATATCTTGACAATACTACAATTACAGTTGATGCTGTTCTTACCAAAAAGGGTAGAGAACGGCTAGGGCAGGGACGATCAGCTTTCAGAATTTCTAAATTTGCAGTATCGGATGATGAAATTGATTATTCATTATATAATACGGCCCACCCATTAGGAACAAATTATTATTCAAACATTATTGAATCTATGCCTGTTCTTGAAGCAATCCCAGACGAATCTCAGACAATGCGTTATAAATTAACATCTATGCCCGTTGGAGTTAAAAGAGTTCCTGTACTTAGGGGTTCTGGGTTGCAAGTCTCCAGCATTTCATTGGATTCGCAGACTGAATCTTATACAATTGTACCAGAAACCGTTGTATTTCAAACGTCTGGTGGATCGCCTGATGCATCTAAACAATATGATCGCACTCAGGGATATACTATAATTCTGTTTGATGAAGAGGCTGCAACCATTGAAGTAAAACGGGGTACAGGAGTTGGTACACCCACCCATGCTGGATTAGCAGTTGATCCTGTTCTTAATTTTTCATCAACGGTTGTTAGATCTGGTTTTGAATTCACAATTGTACCAAAGAATGTACTTACACAAAGAAATACAAAAGTTACAATTTTTGGTAATGAGAGTGGAGTTACAAAAACCATTTCCATGACGATCAATCCCACAACATAACAAAATCAATTAATTTGAGGTAAAAAATGGCAAATATTTACAAAACTATTACAGCAGATGACCGGAGCTTTCAAGCAACGGAAACTGCTACTGGTCTGTGGTCGGGGGATACTGGGTCGTTAACTACATTTTACCACTCCGACACACAAATAGCAAAAGCTAATTCAAAATATTTTATTGATGTTTATAAAGACGATCCAGATTCAACTTCTACTGCAACGTCTCAATTTTCAATTGCATATGGACACGTTTCTGGTGCTGGTTCTCCAACACTGACCCAACAGGACACATCAACGTTAGCCACTAAGGCAGTATATCTTCAGATGAAGAATCTTCTTTTAGATGACACTGAACAGAAATTTACCTTTAATGGTACTGCTCCCCATACGGCTTCAGGCGATCAGATTTATGCGATCTCTTTTGCAAGATCTCGTTTTAAGGGATATGTAGATCCCGGCCAATGGCAACTTACTCTGAGTGGTTCAACAGGCAAACATACGTTCATTGATGATAGTTTACAGACTCTTGGTACAAGGATCTCATTTGCTAAAAACGGATTAGTCTTTAATGTTGCTACTGGTTCTCTTTCTGGCACCAGTGGAAGTACTGTTTTAGGATTAACATCTTCTGTTGCTCCAAATGCTGGATATGGGTTTGGATTATTTTATCCCCAGAAGGGAATTATTATTTTAAATGCGGATGTAATAGATTCTCATGTTGGATTTTCAAAACGGACAGGAACCGTTGGACAAGTGGAAGCAACGAATCTTACCCCAGGCGAAAATACAGCTTCGGCCGCAACCTTTATTAGCGCTTCTGACGCCACATGGCTCCCCACCACAGTAGACGATGGAATGGGCCCCCGAGCGCCGTTCACTGGAGCACTAGCAGGATCGTCCGGTACCTATTATGAACAATATAATTGGCACGGGCTGTGGAAATCCATAGTACAGGGTGGTAAGTTTCAAGCACGTTCTGCTGAAATTATTTCTTCTAATCACTATTTCTTAAGACTTGGTAACAGTCAATTTAATTATTCAAACAATCCAACATTTGCTACTGGATCAAATGGTCAATTGACCAATCAAGACTTTGAAAATAATCCTAAAGTTTTTGTAACAACTGTTGGGTTGTATAATGATTCAAATGAACTATTAGCTGTTGCTAAGCTGAGTCGCCCATTAGAGAAATCATTTTCCAAGGAAGCTCTGCTTAGAGTCCGTCTGGATTTTTAATTGGAGGTTTAGATGTCCGTCTTCAAAAAATTGGCGGCTGGAGATCATTTTGTTGATTCTTTTGAGGTTAATTGTAGTCAAAGTTATTCTTGGATTTCCGGTTCAGCAGGAACAAACGGTCAATACTCCCCAACATCTTCTCTGAGTGGTTCGGGATTTAGTATTAATTTATCTAGAGAACCCGCATCGGATTACCCAGACCCCAGTAATCTTAACATTAATGATGACTCAGAGGTAGAGGCCTCAAAAGGCGGAATTACTGATGGTGGTTTTCATTCATATCCACTATATAATGCCACCAAGAGATATTTTTATGTTGGAGAAGATGGTTCATCATGGTTTCGAACCAGATATAACGATTTAGATGTTAATGCTGATGATGGCGCGGGCCGTTATAGTTTCAATACAGTTGGGGGCCCCGATGTTTCTTCGGGTACCTTAACAGATGCTGGTCTTAAAGGCGCAGCGTCACTATTAATTCATAAAACTGGTGTACATGCAAACACAGATTATTCATCTCGTTATGAAGCGGTAACAGTCGGCGACATAGTAACATATAAAATTTCTGATCGGAGATGGTATAAGTATAAAATTATTTCAGTTGACACATCTCCCACTGGTATGGCCAATAGATATAGATTTGGAATTGAACTCATAGATTCGGATACTTCTGATGGAACTGGTAATCTTAGCTATACTGCTAAGGCCGCGGATGCTAGATTTACTTTCACTGGCCCCGGCGGAAATATTTATGATTTTTATCCATCCGGTTCAATGTTTGTATGGAACATTCCTTCAAATGAGATGGGTGAAGGCATTAAACGAGATACATTTAAAATTGAATTGGATGCAAATACTTTAAATGTTCAAGATGATGGTGATGGAAAGCTTAGATTAAATGGAACGGGTTCTGCTATTGGTAACATTTTTTATGAACAGGGAATAGCCACTGTTCAACAAAATATGACGGCTAGTACTCATTTAATATCTGAAGATGGAATTTCTATAACTGGGTCTGCAGGAGTCACATCTTCTTTTCGATCAACTGTTAATATTTATGAACATAGGATAGGTTGCAAGATTAAACCATCAGAATTTAATACAACATTTAATCCAACAACTTTTCATAGCGCTTCGTCCGGTACAGGAAGTTATAGTGATCAAATGTTTAGTGGTTCAACTTTACCCTATGTGACAACGGTGGGATTGTATAATGATGTTAATGAATTGTTGGCAGTGGCTAAACTATCACACCCAATAATTAGAACGAAATATACAGATCAAACTTTTGTTATTAAGTTTGATGAATAACGGAGAAATTAAATGTCGGAACTTTTAAAGAAATATGAAGAATCTACATCTCCATCGGTTGAGAGTGCACGAAAACAATCAGAGGGAGATCAATCGACCGCTGTTAATTTTTTTGATATAGAACAGACATATCAAAATAATTTTACAACAAGAGATAAAGGTAATAAAACGGTAACACTTTCCAATGCTGATAACGATACGGCTGGAAATTTCACAGATCCAGCATTAGAACACTATAATCAAGAAGTTACAGAATTGGCCAACGGACACCATACATATAATAGATCAGATGCTGATTCACATTATGTAAATAAAAATTTAGGTTCGCCTGGAACAACTTATCAATCTACTGCAAAATAATAAAAGGTTATAAATATGTCAATTACACCCCGTAGCCGTAAGGCTAAGGGGAGACGGTTACAACAAGAAGTATGTAATTTATTGTTGGAACAGTTTTCCCACCTAGAACAAGACGATATCAAGCCCGCCATAATGGGAGAAAGTGGTGAAGATGTAAAACTTTCCCCAGCTGCCCGCCGATCCATTCCCTATTCGTTTGAATGTAAATCCCAAGAAAGACTTAATATCTGGCAAGCACTGAATCAAGCTGACGGCAATAGTAAAGGTCACGAACCTGTTTTGGTCTTTAAACGAAACAGAAGTAAGGTCTATGCGGTTGTTGAATTCGATCATCTTCTAAAGTTGTTGGAATTAAACAACAATCAGTCATCAGACACTTGACAAATCCCACAAAACCTTGTAGCTTATCTACATGAATGATATATTACTGTCCATAGAAAGTGTTATTGGGTCATCTACGAAATCAACCAAAGACGAACGGTTGTTTATTTGCCCATTTTGTTATCACCACAAACCAAAATTATCCATAAACTTTGGAAGGCGAATAGGTTTTTGGAAGTGTTGGGTTTGTGATGAGAGTGGTAAACGATTTTCTACACTTTTATACCGTCTTGGATATTCTCGAAAAGAAATAAAAGATGTTCTTCAGGACCATGAAGATTTTTCTTATAAGAAGGAACACAAAGATGAGAATACTAGAAAGATTTCCTTACCTAGAGAATACAAACCCCTTTGGCGACCAAGTGGGGGTTTTGAATATCCCAATGCTATTAAATTTCTTAAAGATCGTGGTTTAACTAAATATGATATCTATCGGTATCAAATTGGATATTGTGAGGATGGATTATATAAATCACGAATTATCATTCCTTCATATGACAATGAAATGAAGTTAAATTACTTCGTTTCCAGATGTTATTATGATTCCCCAACTAAATACAAAAACCCCCCAGCATCTA